GATGGCGGGGCAATTCGGCACGCGGCAATGGATGGCCGCGCAGCTTGGCGCCGCCGGTGGCCGCACGCGCAGCCCCGCCAAGGCCATCAGCTCCCGCGCAAATGGTCGCCTGGGCGGCAGACCACGCAAGGTGGACCGCGCCAAGACACCGGTTTAGGGCCTTCCTGGATTGCTTCGCTGCGCTCGCTTGTGACATGCCTTGGCCCCTCTCCCGCTTGCGGGAGAGGGGTGGGGGAGAGGGAACGGCGTTTCCGGAGGGGTGGTGAACGGGAGTGAGATAAGTGGGGGACGGGGGGCGCGATATTTGTGGGATTCTGGGGCATCGGGCGGGACGTTGGGGGACAGACTCTGCAAAGGCGTTGCAACTGTGGAAAAAACGGGCCGCTGAAAAATTTGGCGTCTCAGCCGGGCTTCAGGTAGGCCAGCATGGTATCCAGGATCGCCGCCTGGTCGGTGTCGGAGAAGCCCAGGAACGGCCGGGCCGGGATGTCGCCCCAAGGGATCGGGAACGTGCCCTTGCGGGTCTTGAAAGCGCCCATGCCGAATTCGCCTGTCTTGGCGCCGTACTGCTGCACGCCAGCGTAGATCATAGGGCTGCCGATGCGCACCGCGCTGCCATCGACCTGATAGTTGATGGTGGTTTGCAACGCCCTGGTCTCGCCCGTCAGGGGCTTCTTTCCGGCCAGTTTTTGGGCGCTCGCCGCGCGCAGCGTGCCGTCCTTTTTGTAGTGGCTGGGCGACTTGAACACGGCGCTCGCATAGCGCGCCATCGTCACGGGGCTGTTGGGCTTCCAGGGCGTGCCGTCGGGCGCGGTCGCGGTCGCAAAGCGCCGCTTGGTGGATTCGACCATGTCCTCGCCGATTTCCTTGAGCGCGGGCGAGAGGTCGTCCAGGCGCTCGGTCAGGCCGGTGATCACCTTCAGCGTCTGGCCGGCGCCGCTGATCTGGATTTGCAGCATGGGACGATTCCTTTTATGATGGCAAAGCCTTGTGCAACACTGGCTCCCGGGCGTAAGAACCGGTTGCGTTTCGGACGTAAAGGTCAGGGGGCACGGGGCTTTCCTATTTTCGGGCGGTCTTGATGACCAGCGACACCAACTGCAAGGATCGGTTGCGCTTGCCCGGCAGCACATCCCACACAGAGCGGAATACTTCACCGGCTACCTCGCCCGTCGCCACAACCGTTGGCGTGTTGTAGCGCGAAGGATCGCCTGGTCGCAACGCTGTTTCGGCGCTGTTGAGAAGCCCGATCAAACAAGCGAAGTCATCCGGCTGGGCGGGGCGCTGGCCTTGCCCGTCGAATGCGTGCGCGCCCTGCACATGGCGCGGCGCTTCAGCGGGCAGCAGCACGGTGTAGCCCGTGACGTCCATACCCGCCGCCTGGCTCAACCGCTGCGGGTCTTCCACGAACCCCAGCCACAGCGGATCGGTGCGCTGGCGGTCGGCCAGCACATCGCGCACGAACTTCGGCGCCTGATCCTCAGCATTGATAAAGCGGTTGACGTCGCGCGTCAGCGCCTTGCCAATCGCCGGCGGGTAGTCGATGAGCTTGTCCTGCACCATCTGGCGCAGCGGCGTCTCGGCGTTGGCCCCGGGCGCATAGTTCCAACCCTTGTCGATGCCCGCCGGCGTGCCGGTTTGGGGGTCGATGGCATCCCAGCCCTTGGGCGGCTCGGTGGCATCGCCCTCGCGCGGCAATCGCATGGCCACCACGCTGCACTGGCAGCCCCAGCCATTGGGCGGGAAATTGGTTTCCCAGAACGGATGGTCGTTCGGCAACGTCAGGCCATTCCAGGCCAGATGTTCGGGCCGGGGATGCATCACGCCGTCGCTGTGCACGTAGCGCCAATAGGGGCGCGCCTTGAGCAGTTCGGGGTCGGTCAGTTGCCTGTAGCGTCCCGCCGCGTAGCTGGTGGCCATGTTGGTCTGGTAAATGACCCGCGTGCGCCACGCCTCGCCGGCCTCCGAGCCTTGGCCCGTCCAACCGCTCCAGCCAGAGGTCTTTACCGCCTCGGCAAAGTCGTTGCGAAACTGCTGGATGCTGCCGCCGACGACGGCTTTATCAACCGCTTGGCGCAGGTCGGCCAGCAGGCTGGCCTTTTGCGCGCCAGCCACCATGAAGGCCCGGTCGTGCGCGCTCTGCTTGATGTCGTCCCAGCGCTCCGTGGGCAGGTTCAGCTTGGCCCGGAAGAAGTCAATCTGCTGCTGGAATTGCTGGATCGCGCTGGCGGTGTCGGCCATGCTCAGCGCCCCGCTTCATTGGCCGCGTCGTACATGCCCGCCAGTTCGGCGGCGATGAGCGCCAGTTCGATCAGTTTGGCCAGTTGCTCCGACGGCAGCTTGTCGTAGGCCGCCAGAATGTGCTCGCGCAACTGCTCGGGGCTGTCGGAGGCTTCGACCATCGACTTGACGCGCTCCATCCAACCGGCCAGCACCGTATCGCCGGCGTTGCCAAGCTGGCCAGCCAGCAGATCGGCGGCGGTGGGATCGTTGCCCCCACGCTCCCCGCTGCGCGTGGTTCGCTGCCCCCCGAGGGGGCTGTGCCCGCCTTGGGGCGGCCCGGCGGCGGGCGCGGCGGGCTTGGCTTCGGCAAAGCTGGGCAACAGGTTGCGGCTGTCCATCGGATTGACCGGCGGCGCGGTCGGCTCTGGCGCCAGTTCCCAATACTCGCCGTAGCGGGCGCGCACGCCGTCCAGCGTCATCCTGAAGCCCAGGCTGGCCACGTTCACATCGGTTTCGCTGGCCACCTTCAGGTCTTCGTCTTTCTTGATGACCCGGTAGACCTGGCACGGCGCCAGGCCGTTCAGCTCGCAAATCCACTTGATCAGGGTGGCGTTGAGCGTCTCCGAAAGCAGGTCACTGTCGGCCTGACTCAGCTCCAGCCGCACGCCTTCGCGCTCATTGGCCGCCGCTGCCTGCGCGCCGCCGTTGGATTCACGCGGCGACTGGCCCAGCAGCACGGCGGCAATCCAGTCGTCCATGTACTCCACCAGCGCCTGCTGGGTGGTCACGGAGCCGGTAAGTTTCGATTCCAGCAGGTCGATGCTCATCCCCTCGGGCGTGATGACCGCGCCATCGTTGCTCAGCGCGCGCAGCGCGTCCATGAGCACGCTTTGGGCCTTCGGGTCGCTCCCATTCGGGTATTTGCCCCAAGGCGTTGGGCTGCCAAAGCGGTCGCACAGCTTGTTCCAGCTCACGATCCCCTTGCGCTTGAAATAGACCGGCCAAAACAGTTGCAGCCCCAGCCCGGTGCCGTAGGGATTGTCGTCCTCCGAGTTCATGCGGTGGACGATGAATTTGCGCTCGGGCAAGGCCACGCCCCGGATCATGTCCTCGCGCACCAACATGCGCAGCTCGGGCGGTGCGTGGGGATCGTCCTGCACGTACACGAAGCGGCGCTGGCGGTGGGCAATGACACGTTCGGGAGCGATCAGGCCGTCGCGGGCGCACCAGATCACCTCGGCGGGCACCCAGCCGTAGAGCAGCGCGTCCATCATGTCGGCGCACACGGCGTCGAAGTTGCAGCCCTTGAGCAGTTCGGCCACCAGTTCGGCGTCGGCGTTGCCGCCGTCGCCTTCGATGGCTTCCACCTGCCAGGGCCGCCCGATGACGGCCAGCTTGCGCTTTTGCAGCCCGGCGAAGACCCGACCATCGCGCTTCAAATCGCGGTACAGGTCGTAGGCCGCGCCGCCGCCGCCGCCACGTTCCAACAGCAGCGGGTCATTTGCGCGCAGCACGCCCAGATAGTGCGTCTCGAACGGGTCGACCAGGCGGTTGGCGACTTCCACGCCCAATTCGGGCTTGGTTGCGGGGGAGGTTTTTTTAGCCATGGATAAACCCACTGAAATCGGATGCCGGCGCGCGCGGCCCGCTGCTCATGAACTCGATGGGCGCCGTCGGCGACGAAGCCGCATGCTTTGCCAGCGCCAACGCCCAGAAGTGGTCGGCGTGCCCGTCCGGCGTGCGCTCGGCGGTGAAGCGGACGCTGCCCGCCGGCGTGACTTGCTTGGTCACCTGCCGCAGGTCGGCGCGCACCTTGGGGTTGTAGGGGACGAAGATGGCGCGGTCTTCCATCGCGCCGCGAAGCGGGTAGGCCAGCGCCTCTTTTGTAGATGAAGTGAACGTCACGCCTTCCACCTTGTGCGCGCCGAACCTGTCCTGGGCGTCGTCCACCCAGCCGATACCCAGGCCCGTCTGGTCGATGCAGGTGCGCTCGCAGCGCCCGATCCACGGCCAGATGATGGCTTCCTGCTCCGACTTGCGCATGTTGCGCAGCGCCTCGACGTGCCGGGTATAGAGCACCGAGCCGAGCTGCTCCACCACCCACAGCACCGTCAGGTCGTGCCGCCGCCCGATGTCGATGCCGGCGTACAGGCGCGGGCGGTCGGCTTCGATGCGCTGCCAGTCCGTGCCCGCCGCGTATTCGCAGCTCGCAATCAGGCCGTACTCAAGGAACGCCACGTCGTCATCCGCGGGGTTGCACATGTACTCCTGCTGAAAGCTCTCCTCGTCGGCGCAGCCTGCGCGCACGAAGTCGAAGTATTCGGCCTCGTCCATCGCCTGCCGCTCGTCGTCGGCGGGCAGCATTTGCTGCAACTTGAACAGAAAGCCCTGATCCAGCGCGTCTTTCAGCGTCACACGGTGCAGGCTGATGCCTTTCGGGTTGCCGTGCTCGCGCGCTTCGCGGATCAACTGGTTGAAGAAGTTGTGCGAGCCGCGGTGCGTGCTGATCAACTCCATGTTGCCGCCCCAGGTGATGCCGGGGTAGGCAATGGCCCAGAGCTTGCGCGGGTCGGGATGCAGCGCGAACTCGTCCAGAATGCGCCCGCCGCGCTTGCCGGCTTGCGCGTCCGGGTTGCTCGACATGCTGTGAATGCGCTTGCCGCTGGCGAACTCCAGCACGTAGGCGCTGATGCGGTCCTTGGGGTCGATCACCACCTCGCCCAAATCGCGCGCGGCCTGGTGCATGATGCCCGCCCACATCTTGCAGTCCTCGATGAACAGGCGCGCCTGCAAGTCGTCGCGGCTGCTCACCCACTGGTCATTGCGCGCGCCCTGGGCCGCGGTGCGTTCGTCGGCGGCGTAGGCCGTGGCCCAACTGATGCCGATCTGGCGCGACTTCTCCATCAGCTTCAGTCGGCTGGTGTCCTTGATCCAGCGGGACTGAAACGGCAGAAAAATGCCGTCCCGGTTGGCCGGGATGATCTTGGCCCGGCCCCTATGCAATGGCGGCATCGTCATCGTTGATTCCCAGCGCGCGGCGAATCTCGCGCATCGTGTCGCTGCTCACGCCGCCTTTACCGCCCAGCGCTTCGAGTTTTGCGCGTTGCTCTTCCAGCAGCCGCTTTCGAGTGGCTTCTTCCACCTTGGCCTGGAACAGCTTCAGATTGATGCTGCTCCTTGTGAGCGTTGCAATGTTCTTGGCAGCGGCGCTGAGCATTGCGACGCGCTCTTGCTGATCGGTCTCTTCATCGGTCGCCTCTTGCAGCGCCAGAATGGCTTCAAAAAGCTCGGTCTGCACCAGCGCAGTCAGCGCCTCGCTGCGGGCGTCCTTGTCGTCGCCCGCTTGGGCTTGGATCAGCCGGGCGGCTTCGGTGCTGGCGCGAATCGCCGCCAGGCGCCGCTCCAGCTTCTGCCCATAGCGGTGCAATGCGCTGCGGCTGGGCAGTTGCTCATGCGGGAAACGCTGCTCCAACTCGGCGCGCAGCTCATCCAGCGTGAACATGCCTTGCGCCAGAATCGCGTCGATGCAGCCCTTGACCGTGTCCGGCAGGCGGCTGATGCTGCTCTTGCGGCCCATGCATCAACCTTTCAACGGGCGCGCGATGCCGGGGTTAACAGGGACCGTGTACTCCGCAATGTCGATCCCGTGCCGGGTCAAATCGGCACTGACCTGCCCCAACGGATCGTTGAACACCTTCAGCAGTTCCCGGCTTTCCAGGTAATCCAACTCGCGCTTGACTTCCAACTCGGTCGCGTCGGGATATTCGCCCTGCACAACCCCCTGAATCATGCGCAGCGTTGCACGCCCCGGGCGTGCAAGGTTGGCCGTCAGCAAAATAATCCAACGCATGAATTCGCGCCGTGCCCGCGCACTTTGTTCGCGCAGCTGCTCTCCGTTCATTTGGTCTCTCCTTTCAACATCAAGTTTTCGATCTTCAGCCACAGCGAATCAAACTTAGCCATGATCGTGGCCACCGTCGGAACGTAGTCCTCGCGGCGGACGTAATGCATCGGCAGTTCGCTTTTGAGCGTGAGCAGCTCGCGCTCCACGCGCTGCCACTGAGCCGCCTCATCGCGGCGTTGCGCGTCGATGGTGTTCAGCCAGTGCGTGAGCTGCTCATGGTTGGCGTTGCGCGCCGCATCCTGCGATGCAAAGCGTTCGTCGATGTGCTTTTGCGCCTGTGCCAGGAACATCCTCCCCAGCACCACAAACGCGCCTATCGCGCCGGAGCACAGCGTCACCATCAAACTCACCAGTTCCCAGAATTGAACTTCCACGGTCATTGCGTCTTCCAAGTCAACAAAAAATCAAGGCCCGCCCTCAATCGCACGCACCAGTCCGGCATGCAAGGCGGCGCACTGGCCGTACAGGCCATACAAATCCATCAGCGCCTCGGCCACGCCGTCCGCCTCACCGCCCGGCGCCGGCCCCGGACTGGGGCACAGTTGCAGCGCCGCCGCCGGCAGCGGCCTGGGCAGCGCGATCGCGCGCGGCGGCGAGCTGGCGCACGATGCCAGCGTCAAACTGGCAGCCAGCACGATCGGCAGCCGATTGAGTGAGCGCATCACGAAACTCCTTTGAAAACATCCTGTCCTCGGCTGTGCGCGCGGCCATGGCAGCGCGCAGGCCCGCGCTGGCGGCGTTGGCGCTGTCGATCAAGCCGCCATGCGCCTCCAGCGCCTGGCTCAAGCGCTGTACCGCGTCGGCGTTCTGCCGCCCTTGCTCGACGGCCCGGCCATCGGCGTGGCCGCGCCAATAGCCCGCGCCGCCTGCCATCAGGGCCAGCACCAGCGCCATGAGCGCCACGGCCGGGCGGCTCACAGCGGCCTCCACACGGCGCCCCAAGCCGCATAACGCGGCTGAAGCACGGTCAGAATGCGCTGCGGGTAGCCCAGGTTTTCCGGGCAGTGCACCACGGAGCGCCGCGCTTTACCGCAAGCCGCGTCGATCTGCTGGCGTGTGGGCTGGCGCAGCCCCGTACTGCGCGCCTCGGCCTGCCAATGGCCCTCGCCGCCGTTGTAGCCGCGCAGGGCCAGCCACAGGCGGTCGTAGTCGGTCATGCCCGCTGGGACGCGCTCAAACAAATACCGGTCGTAACCCGTCATGGCGCGCAGCGCCCACGTTGGGTTGTTCGGCAGGCAGTCGCCGGGCGCCGTGCCGGTGAATTCGCACCACCAGCGTGCGGTTGGCGGCATGAACTGCGCCATGCCGACTGCGCCCGCACGACTGACGGCATCTGAGCGCCAGCCGCTCTCTTGATGCACTTGCGCCGCCAGTGCGGCCACCGGCGCATTCAGGCCCCACTGGGCTTGCGCTTCGCGCAGCAGCGTCTGCCGGTAGCGGGCAGCTTCGGGCGGAATTTGCGCGTGCGCTGCCGGCATGGACCAAGCCAGCAGCGCCAGCGCGTACAAGATCAGCATGGTGGCCCGCACGATGCTCAAGCCCCCAAGCCCACCGCCAACATCGTGGCCGCGACAATGACGGCGCGCCGCAGCATGGCCGCCGCCAGCAAGCGCGGCTGCGAGTCGCCCGCCGAAACAATCAGCTCGTCCGGCCCGTCAGTTCCGCGCCAGTCCACCGGCGGCGAACCTTCGTCTGGCTCATCGACCGATTCATCGGCAAGAAACGAATCAGGCCTGGCATAGGGAAACAGACTGCGGTCGATCCAGTAGCCCGCCACCGCGGCCATCGAAACGAGGCTGAGCTTGTACAGACTGACCGGCAATTGCTGGGGCGCCAGCAGCCATACCAGGGCGGCCAGCAGCAGCGCGGCCAGCAGCCAGCCGCTCATGCGGCGGCGCTGGAACGAAACGTGGAGGTTGGAAAGAAGTCGCAAGGGTCGCTCCTGACAGTGGGAAGCCTCAAACAGGCAGAGGCTTCCAGTGTCAGAAACGGGGGGCGCGACGTCTTGTGAAGGAGTTCAAAAAAGGGGGCACGGAAGGCAGCGCTTTCAGGGCGTGATCGCGGCGCAACCGTTCAACTGCTTGCACTCGTCGAGCAAGGCGTTGAAGTTGCTCACCAACTCACGGTCCCTGGTGTCGCAGCGCGCCGACAAAGATGCCATCTCGCTGGCGCGCTGCGCGGCGTGGGCCTTGCCGTAGAGGTTTTGCTTGTAAGCGTACTGGTCGCTCTTGAGTTCGTCCAGCTCCCTGGCGCAGGTTTCGCGGTGGCCGTACATCTCCATTCTGGCCCTGGGCACGATGCGCTCATCCAGGTCTTGCTTTCTGCGCGACCGCGCACTCGCGTCCGACAGCGCGTTCAGTCGCTCGGCTTCGGTCATCGGTTTGGCGCCAGGCGCGGTACTGGCCGCGCCCAGCGGCGCTACCGTGGCGCGCCCGCTGGCGGGCTTGACGTTCATCTCCGAGCCGCCGGCGCATGGCATCTGCTGAATCACCGTACGCCCGCCGGCGTCAGGGCATTTGTAGACCTGCGCCAGCGCCGGCGCGGTTGAGAGCAGCAGCGCCGCGGCCAGCAAGGTCTTGTTCATTGGGCCTCAACGATCTTGCAGCGCAGCCATTCTTACCAGGGCGTCGCTCGCGTCGGCCATCATCAGGGAAACCTCTTTGCCCACGCGCGTCATGATCGCCAGCAACAGCGCGATGACCAGCCCCATCAGACCGGCGCCAACGCCCACCTTCACGAACGCGGCCACGGCCCCAATAGCGGCCAACGCGGCCAGCAGGTAGCCCACCAGCGTCGACAAGCCCACCACCGTGCGGAAGGCGGGATAGTTGCTGCGTGCCCGCAACTGCTCCAAGTACGCCTCATTGCCGGGCTTGGCCGGCACGGGCCGGGCTGCCGCGCTGGTCTGCGCCGGCGCGCTGGCACGGGCGGTCTGAGCCGCCTCCACACGGCTGTAAATCGCACCACAAACCGGACAAGCCTCCAGCGGCAAGCCACTGGACTGCTCGTTCACATGCCCGCATTTCCTGCAAATTTTTTTCATCCTCCAACTCCCTTCACAAGATCTTCAATGACCCGCTTGTACTCCTCCGGGGCGGCTTCGAAGTAGGTCGCCAATGCGCGTGCACGTGGGCAAAGCAAACTGGCCACAGACATGGCTTGGCTATGCTGGCCCGTCAGGCCATAGTAGTAATTGTGGTTGATGACCGTCATACCGCCAGAGCCGGTTGTCTGCATCACATCCCGGCCGCCGATGGTGCCCAAGCTGTTGTCCTTGGGAGACCGGATCGCCGGCTTGGCGCCGGCAGAACCTGGGGACTCGACTGCGGCCTTGCGCCCGATCTCAGGCTTGGCCGGCGCGGTCTCGATCTCCCTCGTGATCTCCCAGATTGCTGACGTCACGGCATCTTCTTGCGGGCTGGCCCCCCGCGCCGTGTGGATTGGAAATGGAATGACCTTGCCCATTCCTCCGCTGTTGCTTTCCACGCTTACCCCTACCCGACCTTGTCCATCAACCGATCAAGGGCCCCCACATCAAGCTCTTGATTGGGCGCAACCGCCCGATACAACGTGGCGATCATCCGCGCCTTCTTCGGTGCGGATATGTCCTTGCCGGACTTGGCGATGACTTGCTCGATGCCGGCGATCACCTGCACCAACAAGGGCTCGTTGAGCGCAACGCCGTTTTGAGGCATGTCTTGCCTGCCGGTGAGGATGTAAGGCACGTCCGCGCCCAGGGTAACTAGCGCGGCAAGCACTTCGCCTCCAGGAACACTCGCGCCGCGCTCGCACCGCCCCCAGTACTCGCGCGAAACGCCCACGGCCACAGCGATTTCAGCTTGGCTCAGGCCCAACGATGAGCGCGCTTGCTTCAGCCGCTCGCCAACAAGTGACAAAAAAGTCACACCAACCCCTTGAAAAAGAGATCAATATGTCTCATAATTCATTCCATCAACCACTTCCCAACAGAACCAAGGGTATCAGACATGCACCCTGAACTCATCAAGGCGCACATCCGTATGCGCGACACCACGCCAGCGGCCATTGCCGACGAGTTGGGGGTCACGCGCAACGCAGTGGCGCATGCCATCAACGGCAAGAGTAAATCGGCGCGCATCCGCGCCCACATCGCCCGACTGGTCGGCAAGAGCGAGGCGGACCTGTGGCCCGCCGGCGGCGGGGCTTCGCCCGGCCTGCGCCGACGCGCCATGCCGAAAGTGAGTGCGGGAGTGGCGGCATGAATGCCACCGCACTCCAGCCGCCGCCCCAAGTGCTGCGCGACCAGTACGGCTACGCGCTGAACAACCGCTCTCCCGCCATGGCGCGCGCCATTGCCGCCGACATCCGCCGCCGCGTCGCTACTGAACCAGGCTACTGCGATCATTTGAAGCCTGACGCAGACCGCGCGCCAGCCCCAGCAGACCATAGAACCAGCCCGTCACTTCGGGCGCCCGCGCCGCGTGCGATTCCAGCCGCTGCGCCAGTTGCCCGGCGTCCAGCGCGCCGCTTGCGGCCAGCGCGCGCGCCAACTCCAGCCATGCTTGCTCGTGCGCGTGGAACTGTTCGTGCAGGGCATTCAGCAGATACCTATCGTGCTGCCGGCGCGCTTGGGCCAGACGGGCTTCGGTGGGGTGCATATCGCCTCCGTGTGGTTCACGTGTCCCCATTGTTGGCCCGGCGCCTCGCCGCCGCCAGTACCACGCCGGATTTTTGTTTGGAAGGCCCCCGGCAATGAGCGCGCGCCTGTCTCCAAGCCGCCGCGCCTATTGGAAGCGGTACATGCCCACCGGTTGCCGCGACGCTCTGCACAAATCCAAAGAGTACGCCCGCGAGGCGCACAACCTGGGGGTGGAAGGCATCGCGGAGCAAATGGGCCTGCCGGATCACTGGACGATCTACAAATGGATCGAGTCGGGGCGCTTCCCCGCCGTGCTGCTGCCCGCGTTCGAGGCCGTGTGCGGCATCAATCTGACCAGCCGCTGGCTGGCCGCGTCGCAGCGCCGTTTGCTGGTCGACATGCCTATCGGCAAGGCCGCCGCCGAGGATGACCTGGTGCAACTGGGCACGGGCTTTCAGCACGCGGTCCAACTACTCAGCGACTTCTACAAAACCAACGGCGCCGCCGCCGACCCCACGCCCGTGCTTGAAGCGCTGCGCTCCCACCTGGAGAGCGTGGCCCATCACCACGCCAACGTTTTTCGTTTCTCCCAACCGGAACTGGACTTCGCGTCATGAGCCACACAACCATCCCCTTCTCCGCCGTGCGCATGGCGCTGAAGTGCGCCGTCATCAAGAAAAAGCCGGTGGCCGGGATCGACGGCGATCTGTGCCGCGCCGCCGCCTACAGCCGCTACGAGCCGTTCACGGCCGTCACCTGCCGCACGGCACGCCCGGGCCAGCGACGCCGCAACGTTCCCAGCGCCCATTTCGGCGCGATGAACCGCGGCGACCTGGACCGCGTGCTTGAGCGCGTGCGCCTGCTGCACGGGCTGGCCGAAGTGCGACGCACCTGGGGCCTTGGCACGCGCGCCCTGCGGGCGGAATTTGGCAACGGGGTCATGCGATGAACCAGGACGACCGCAACCTCACGCTGAGGACGCTTGACGTGCTGGAAGCCCTGTGCGGCTACGCCGCCAGCGGAGCGACGAACAGCGAACTGGCCCAGGCGGCCAAGACCAGCGCGCCCAACATCACCCGCGCCGTGGCACAGCTCATCGCAAAAGGGTGGGCGCGCAAGTCGGAAGAGAACGGAAGGTTCTACCCCACCGCCGCCTTCACCCGCCTGACCTTTCGCGTTACCGCCGACCTGGACCGTGTGCAAAACAGGCTGGACGACCAGCGCCGCGCTTTCACAGGCGCCTGACCCCATTCCACCCACCAACCAACGCCCGCACCATGCCCCGCACCTCAACCAAGCCCGTCGCGCCTGCCGAACCCCGTGAAATCCTGCCGGCCGTCGCCAAACGCACCGAAACCGCGCAGGAACTGGCCACCGTCCACAAGGAGTCTGTCAACGCGCTGGCGCTCAAACTCAACTACAGCGGCTCCACAGACCCCGCCGTGTTGGAGAACTCGGCCCGCGACGCCATCCGCCGCATCGGCGCCGGCATCTTTGAACTGGGGGGCTATTTGCTCCTCATGAAAGAGGCTTGCGAGCATGGCAAATTTGTGCCTACTTTGGAGCGGCTGGGCATCGGCGTGGATGCGGCCCAGCGCTACATGGCGGTCACCCGGCGCTTTGCAAATACCGCGTCAACGCGGCATTTGGAGATGGCGGGAGTAACCAAGTTGGTCGAGTTGCTCCCCCTTGACGATGAGCAGCTCGAAGACCTGACCGAACTCGGCCAAACCGGCGAACTTGCGCTGGACGACGTGGCCCGCATGTCGGTCAAGGAACTACGCTCGAAGGTGCGCGAGCTGCGCGCCGACAAGGACGCCGACGACAAGGTGCTCTCCAAGAAACAGGCCCGCATCGACAAGCTGGAGCGCGACCTGCACCGCCTCGCCAGCGCCCCCGTGGAAAAACAGATCGCCGATGAACTGCGGGAGCTTTCAGACCGCGCGCACATCGCACTGTCCTACGTGCGCGGTGATCTGCGCCTGGGCTTTCAGAAGCTGTTCGACCGCGAGCAGGACGGCGTCGCCGAACCCGGCAGCCACCGCCAGATCATGGCCGGCTACGTGCGCGAGATCGAGCACGAACTGGCCGTGCTCAAGAGCGAGTTCTTTTTGCTTGAGCCGCCCGCCGCCAACGCCGCGGGCAACTGAACATGAGCAAGCTCAGCCCCGCCATGGTTGAAGCGCTGACCCGCGTCGCCCGCGACGCCGCCGCCGCCCCGCACGGCGGCAAGGAAGCGGTGTACTCCGCCGCCACCGCGCACCTGGGCTTGAGCCGCGCCACGCTGCTGCGGCGCCTGCACAGCGTGGCCGTGCGCCCGCAGCGCAAGCGGCGCGCGGATGCCGGGGCCTACGAGTTCCCGCGGCAAGAGGCCGAAGTGCTGTCGTCCTATCTGCAGCGGAATTTCCGGGGCAACGGCAAGCAGTCGATCACGCTGCTCAAGGCCGTGCAGGACCTGCGCGCCAACGGACTGATCCGCGCCGAGCGCGTGGCGCCCGACACCGGCGAAGTGGCGCCGCTGTGCGCCAGCGCCATTGCGCGCGCGCTGCGCGGCTACGGCTTGCACCCCGAACAATTGCGGCACCAGTCGCCCGCCCAGCAGCAAAGCAGCCCGCATCCGAACCACACGTGGCAGATGGACGCCTCGGTCTGCACGCTGTTTTACCTGGACGATGACGGCGCCACCGACATGCCCGCCGCCGTGTTCTACAAAAACAAGCCGGAGAACTTTGAGCGGGTGGCGCGCAAGCGGGTCACGCGCTTCGTCATCACCGACCACACCAGCGGCCTGATCAAGGTGCGTTACTTCCTGGGCGGCGAGAGCGAGGCCAACTATTCCGAGTTCTTCCTGTGGGCCATCCACCAGCACGGCTACACGCCCATGCACGGCGTGCCGTTGAACCTGATGGTGGACCCCGGCAGCGGCATGGCCAGCGCGTTCAAGAACCTGGTGCGGCGCCTGCGCATCAACCTGATCGTCAACGCGCCGGGAAACCCGCGCGCCAAGGGGCAAGTCGAGAACGCGCAGAACCTGGTGGAAATGGGTTTTGAAAGCCAGTTCCGCGCCCACCGCCCGGCCAACCTGGCCGAGCTGAACCAACGCGCCCAGGTATGGGCGGATCACTTCAACGCCACCGCCAAACACGGGCGCCACGGAACCACGCGCGCGCTGAAATGGCAGGAGATCACCGGGCAACAGTTGCGCGTGGCGCCAGCGCTGGACGTGTGCCGCGACCTGCTCACGTCTGACCACCAGTTGCGCCCGGTCAACGTCCATATGCAGGTGCAATTTGGCGGCGGCGGGCGGCGCTGGGACGTGCGGCACCTGGAAGGCGTCAGCCCCGGCCAGAAGATCGCCATCACCTGGAACGCCTACAACGACCGCGAGGTGTTCGCCATTTTGCAGGGCGCCGCCGGCGCCGAGGAACTGGTGCCGTGCCCGCTGGTGGAAACCGACGCCAACGGCTTCACCGTGGGCGCCCCCGTCATTGGCAGCGGCTACGTGGCCATGCGCGACACACCCGCCGACGTGGCGCGCAAACGCTCCACGCTGCTGGCCACCGGCGCCGCCACGCAAAAGCAGGCCGCCAAGACCTTGAAGCGCCGCGAGCACGAGGTATTCAATGGCCGCGTCCGTTTCGACCACCTGGAGCGCGAACTGGCCGAGCAGCCGACGCTGCTGCCGCGCCGCGGCGAAGCGCTGCAACCCACGGTGCAGGCCCAGGCGCAAGCCCCGCGCCTGCTGACCCACTTCGAGTCCGCGCGTGAACTCACCGCGCGCGGCGTGGCGATGAATGCCGAGCGCGTGGCTTTGCTGCGCGCCCGGTTCCCCGAAGGCGTTCCCGAAGACCAGTTGCCGACCCTGGTCGAACGCTTCACCGTGCGCGCCGGACTGCGCGCCGTAGGAGGCTGAACATGAGCTTGTCCATCCACCAAAAAGAAGGCACCCCGCAAGTTGCAGCCTGCGGAGTGCCGGATTCCAACCCCGTCGAAACCACAACCGAGAAGGAAGAGTCGATGCTACTGCAATACACCCCCGTCAACCAAGCGGCGCTCAGGCACTTCGGCCTGCCGCGCAGCCCATTCGTGGGCGACGTGCAGACCCGCGCTGACGTGTTCCAAGGCCCGGCCATGCGCTACGCACGCGCCGCGCTGCTGGACGCCGCCAACAACGCCGGCTTCATGGCCCTAATCGGCGAAAGCGGCGCCGGCAAGACCACGCTGCTGGAGGAACTGGAGCAGCGATTGATCGACGAAGGCAAAGACATCGCGGTCATCAAGCCCTACGTCCTCGGCATGGAATCCAACGACACCAAGGGCAAGACCTTGCGCGCCACGCACATCGCCGAGGCCATTGCCTACACGCTCGACCCCGCGCTCAAGATCAAGAGCAGCCCGCAAACGCGCTTCCAGCAACTGCACGACCTGTTGAAGGCGAGCCGCCGCGCGGGCCGGCGTCATTTGCTGGTGATCGACGAAGCGCACTGCCTGCCGCTGGCGACTTTGAAGCACCTCAAGCGCTTCATCGAACTCAAAGAGGGCATGACGCGCCTGATCGGCGTGGCACTCATCGCCCAGCCGGAACTGCGCAACCTGCTGCACAGCCAAAACCCTGAAGTGCGGGAAATCATGCAGCGATGCGAACTGATCGACCTGCCCGCGCTCGACAACGACCTTGAAGCCTACCTGGCGCACAAATTTGCCAGGTTCGACCTCAAGCCCTCCGACGTGTTCGAGCCGTGCGCCTTCAACGCCATACGCGCGCGGCTGATCCGCGTGCCGCGCGGCGCCAAAGCGGGCGATGGCGGCGCCATCAGCACATGCTACCCGCTTGCCGTGCACAACCTCGTCGCCCGCGCCATGAACGCAGCGTCCGCGGCCGGGTATCCCAAAGTGGATGCGCAAGTTGTGGCCCATTGCTGAAAGGCCCAGCCATGCACCTGTATCTCATCAAGATCGTTTGCCTCGGTCGCGCGTACTACGAAGTGCGCTTCGACAAAAGCAGTTGCGACGCCGTCGTGCACACCATGGCGCGCTACCCGCAGCAATGCGTGATCGTCGCGCGCCAGATTGGGGGCGCGGCATGAAACCGACCGCCGAACAAATCGCCGAACAGATCACCGCGCTGCGCGAACTGCGGGGCCGCTTGCAGAGCCACACGCTCTTCGGCGACGACAACCACGCCGCCATCGACGCCGCCGTGCTGGTGCTGGAGCAGCGCCTGACCGAAGACGACTGCGACTGTCTTGGCCTGGACGTGTACGAGTCCATCTGCGCCGTGCAAGCCGCCCAGTGGGTGGCCGGCGTCACCGATGAAACGCCCGCCGGCGGGTGGATGTAAGGCGCGCCATGAAACACCTGTCTTGCAACGAACTGGGTGTGTGCAACCAACGCCCCGGCCCCGGTTGCACCTGCCGCCTGGACCGCCAGCGCTATCCATTCGCCCCCGGCGTGATCGAGGCATCCCGCCGCACCGGCGCCCTGCGCCGCCTGCTGCGCCACTTGCTGGCGCTGTTCAACATCCACTGACTACCCCACGAACCGAAACCACCATGACAACTCCCATCGACACCATCAACAAGCACGCCGAGGTGTACGCCAAAATTCGCGCGCTGCTGGCCGAGAAGGTCAACGCGCTGCAATCGGGCATCGACGCCCTGCGGCGCGACCATTTGCCCGACATTCGCCGAGCCGTGTTGCGCGCCGCCGAGGCCGAGGACAACTTGCGCGTCCTGGTCGAAGCGCACCCGCAATGCTTCATCAAACCCCGAACCCGCGTGCTTGCCGGCATCAAGATTGGATTTCAGAAAGGAAAGGGTGCGATCGACTACGCCGACGCCGACGCCGTGGTGGCCCGCATAAAAAAACACCTGCCCGATCAAGCGGACATGCTCATCCGCCTGAAGGAAACTCCCGTCAAGGACGCCTTGGCGCAATTGCCCTCCGCCGACTTGAAGAAGCTGGGCATCACCGTCATCGAAGCGGGCGATCAGGTCGTTGTCCGGCCTACCGACAGCGAGGTCGACAAGCTGGTGGATGCCCTGCTCAAGGGCGTCAGCGAAGAGATGGCGGCGTGATGCAGCGCGCCTTGTTATCCCTCATGCTGCTGTGCGCCTGGGCCGAGGCCCGGGCGCGCCGGCTGCTGCGTGGGCGGGGCGGCGCATGAGCACCAACCACCTTGCAGCCATCCATGTCTTGCGGGCTCAACTGCGCCTCACGGACGACGATTACCGCGCTTTGCTGCGCCAGCTCACCGGCCACAACAGCAGCAAAGACTGCTCACAGCAGCAGCGCGCCATGCTGCGCGAGCACATGCAGCGCCTGGCGGTACGCATGGGCGTGGCACGGCCCTCGGCGGGCCGCGCCGACCAGCGCCCCAGCTACGCGCGCGCCGCCCGACCGATGGAGCGCAAACTGTGGGCGCTGTGGAGCGCGCTGGGCAGGGACGGCAAGCTGGATGCGCCCGGCCCGGTCAGCTTGCAAGCCTGGGTGAAACGCCAGACGGGGGGCGTGGACCATGTGCGCTTTTGCACCGATGCGCAGTTGCACGCCCTGATCGAGGCACTCAAGGGATGGGAAGGCAGAGCGTGACCAAATCGCCCTCCATGACCGAATTGGACGGGGGTACGAGCCGCGCAAATGGTGCGGGTGGTACCCGCGCCCATCCGCAGGCCCCGGCGCGCCCGTGCGGCCCTTTGGCCGCGCCACCCGACCTGCTGCATTTCGTGCGCGGCTTGTCCAAGGCCAGCGCCGCGCGCGCTTTGGGGCTGGCCACCGGCACCATCCACAGATTGCGACACGGCTACTGGCCGGACGACCCGCGCAAGATCATGCGCGCCTGGGAGCGCCACCAGGCGCGCTGCGGCGTGGTGGCGTCATCGTGGTTTCTTCGCCGCGTGCGCGCCGCCGGCGTGGTGCGTCACGCCGGCATCGACTACACCGCCACCCAGCTTGCCGCGCGCACCGGCCAACTGCTGGCGCTGGCGCGCGGCGCCGACGGGCGCCTGATCGCACAGACGTTGGAACTTCCCGCCGAGCGCCTGGCACTGGCCCCGGTTCAAGAGGCGGGGGCGCGGCCATGAACGAATCCCGCATGGGCGAAAAGCGCAACGAACTGCTGGCCGACGTGGCCGGCTTCGTGGCGCGGCGCTTGTGTGGGCACGGCCTGTCCGGCGCCGAAGCCGAAAGCATCGGCAACGATGTGGTGGACATGCTGTCCGATCTGTGGCGCGGGCAAACGATCTACATCCCGTCGGACTTCCTCTGGCGCCTGGGCGCGCGCGATCTGGCGATCTACGACGCCTGGAACGCCGGGCGCCAATTCGACGACCTGGCGCGCGAGCACAAAATGACGCCGCGCGCCGTGCGCCTGCTCATCAACCGCGTGCGCGCCAAGCTGCGCCGCGCGCGCGACGAGCGCCAGGGCGACCTGCTCGACCCCGGCCAATAAGTCACCGCGCATTCACAAAAAAATTGTGAAGCGCTTCAAAAGACTTGCGTGACGGCCCCCGGCAAAGTGCCGGACATGCCCAGCGCAAACACACCCGACCAACTGCCCGCCGCCCGGCCGCCCGAAGGCGGGCAAGCCCCCTTGGGGGGCAGCGCAACAGCCGCAGGCGTGGAGCGTGGGGGCTATTTGCCCGCCGCCCGGCCGCCCGAAGGCGGGCAAGCCCCCTTGGGGGGCAGCGCAACAGCCGCAGGCGTGAAGCGTGGGGGCTACCTGCCCACAGGCATCGAGATATTCCGGCCAGGCCGGCACATTGACGACGCCGGCGTGGCGCGCGACTTCACGGATGAGGACGTGCGCCGCATGGCCGAGGTCTACAACCCCGGCCAGCGCGAAGCGCCCCTGTGCGTGGGCCACCCCGAGCACGACCTGCCGGCCTACGGCTACGTCAAGGGCCTGAGCGTCAACGCCGCCGGCCGCTTGGCCATGGACACGCACCAGGTGCCGCCGCAGTTTTCCGAACTCGTGCGCACCGGCGCCTACAAAAAGCGCAGCGCCGCGTTCTACCCGCCCACGCATCCCAACAACCCCGCGCCCGGCGCCTGGTACCTGCGCCACGTCGCGTTTCTGGGCGCCCAGCCGCCGGCCATTGCCGGCCTGGCCGACATCCAGTTCGGCGACGACGCAGCCGGACTGGTCGCCTTTTCTGAAGAGCAACCCCGCAATCCCGCACCAACCAAGGAGCCACCCACCATGACCGATGAGGAAAAAACCGAGTTGCAACGTCAGCTCGCCGCCGCCCAGGAGGCCCAAAGCGCCGCCCAGGCGCAACTGGCCACCGCCCAGGCCGAACGCGACGCCGCGCGCGCCGAGGCCGCCAACTTCGCCGAGCAGCGCAAGGCCGAACGCCTGGCCGAATTCACCCGGTTCGCCGACGCGCAGGTGGCCGCCCAGCACCTGAACCCCAAGGACAGGGCGATGTCCATTGCCGCGCTGAACGCGCTGGCCGACATGCAACCCGTCGAGTTCGCCGAGGGCAACACCACGCGCAAGGAATCGCTGGCGCAGTGGCTGCAAAACCTGATCGCCAAGCCCGCGCCCACGGTGCGCTTTGGCGAATTCCGGCCCGGCCAGGCCCCGCAGCCGGGCGCGGCGCGCGGCAAGAGCGACGCCGAGATCGACGCCGCCGCCAAAGCCTACGCGGCCCAACACAAAGTCAGCTACGCCGAGGCGCTGAGCGCCGTGGCGAGCTTCACGTCCTGAACCAAGGAGCGCCTCCATCATGATGACCCCCGAGCAAATCCGCCTCCAGCAAAACCCGATCCTGACCAGCCTGCTGCTGGGCATGGGACAGGGCACTTTCATCGCGCAGGCGCTGTTTCCGCGCCTGCCGCAAACCTTGTCGAGCGTGATGCTGGCCAAGGTCGGCAAGGAACGCCTGCAACGCTACGACCTGCGCCGCGCGCCGGGCGCCGGCACCAAGCGCATCGACGTCAAGTACGACGGGCAGGTCTACACCATCGACCAGTACAGCGTGGAGGTGCCCATCCCGCGCGAAATCATCCGCGAGAGCGACGAAAGCCGCCGCCTGAACGTCGGCAACCACCTGGACGTCTCGCGCATCGCCATGACCACCGCCGCCGACGTGCTGAACCTGGACTACGAGCTGGAAGTGGCCGGCATCGCCACCGACCCGGCCAGCTACGCCAGCGGCCACGCCCAGGCGCTGGCCAGCGGCACGAAATGGAGCGCGGCCAGCGGCACGCCGGTGCAGGACGTGCGCGGCGCCAGCGAAGTCATCCGCAAGAAAGTCGGGCGCCGCCCGAACACGCTCACCCTGTCGGCGGACGCGCTGTCGGCCCTGGTCATCAACCAGGAGGTGCGCGGCTACCTGCCCAACACCCAGATGGGGCCGGCCACCATCGACCAGCTCAAGACCATCCTGAACGTGCCCAACATCGTTGTCGGCGACGCGATTTGGGTCGATGGCGATGGCGTGGGCAAAGACGTGTGGGGCAACGCCGCCATCCTGGCCTACGTGCCGGCCATTGGCGGCGCGGGTGGCGGCGGCGACGTCAGCCTGGCCGAGCCTGCGTTCGGCTTCACCAACGTCATGGAAGGCCACCCCTATGCCGAGCCGCCGTACTTCGAGAACAACAGCAAGAGCTGGATTTTCGGCGCCACCTACGAGCGGCGCCCGAACATCGCCTACCCCGAGGCGGCGTTCCTGTTCAGCAACGTGAAGTGAGGGCGGCGCCATGACAAAGATCGCCCTCATTCCCGTCGCCCTGATGGTCGACGGCCAGCGCAAGGTCATCCCCGCCGGCGCCGAACTGCCGGCGCTGCTCGAACACGACGAACGCGCGCTGCTGGCCGCCAAGGCCATCAGCGACGACGCCGCCGACGCCCAGGCCGCGCAAGCCCGGGCCGACGCCGCCAAAGCCGCCAACGCCGAATTCCAGGCCGCGCGCAAAGCCGCGCGCCAGGCCCAGGAATCGACCGCCGCCGCGCCAGCGGGCAAGAAAAACTGAAAGGAGCTTTACATGCAGTACTGCAAAACCCACGCCGTCACCATCCTCGCCACGTCCGCCGTCGGGGCCCACCGTTTCATCAGCTACGTCGGCAAGCACGCCAGCACCGCCGCCACTGGCGCGGCCACCGACGCGCAGGGCGTGACCGAATACGCCATGGGCGCCGGTGCCGTGGTGAGCGCCATCACCAGCTACAGCGCCCTGGTGGAGGCCGCCGAGTCGATTGCCTTGGGCCAGTACGTCAAGCCCGCGGCCGACGGCACGGGCCGCGCCGTTGTGGGCGACGCCGACGAACGCTGTGGCCGCGCCTTGACCAGCGCCGCCGCCGGCCAACTGGCCGAAGTGCAGGTGTTCTCCGGCTACTGACCATGGACTACGCGACCGCCGACGACATGCTGGCGCGCTTCGGCGAGGCCGAGCTGATCGCCCTCACCGACAAGGCCGACAACGCCCAGATCAAGCCCGAGCGCATCGAACGCGCCCTGGGCGACGCGCAAGCCTTCGTCGACGGCTACCTGGGCCAGACCTACCAGTTGCCCCTGGCCGGCTGCGCCAAGCCCACCGGCAACCCGGCGCGGCCCGTGGAGCGCGTGGCCCCGCCGCTGCTCACCCGCATCGTTTGCGACGTGGCGCGCTACTACCTGTACGACGACCTGGCGCCCGAACACGAAGTGGCGCGCCGCTACGGCCAGGCCAGCGGCACGCTGGGCGACATCGCGCTCGGCAAGGCCGCCTTGGCCTGCCCCTGGGGCGGCGAGGCCGGCGTTCGCCTGGCCAGCCACGCCGTGCGCTACCACTTCAGCCCGCGCGCCATGAGCGACGAAGCGCTGGAAGGCTACGCATGAACGTCGCCCCGTCCAACGACTTTCTGGCGCTGGAGCCGCACCTGGTCGCGCGCCTGAAAGAGCAACTGGCCGACCTGCGCCCGGCGGTGCACGTGCTCACGGCGGCACAACTGGCCGGCGTGGAAGAGCAAAAGCAACTCACCCCGGCGGTGCACGTCATCCACCAGGGGTTCCGCGTGCTGGAGTCGCGCGCCGATGGCCGCGCCGCGCAACTGGAGCACACCTGGCTGGCCGTGGCCGCCGTCAAGAGCAGCCGCGACGTGCGCTCCGGCGCCGCCGCGCGCGAGCAGGCCGGACAACTGGCCGCGCGCGCCGGCGCGGCGTTGATGGGCTTCAAAGTGGCCGGCCTGCTGCGCGATGCGTTGCGGCTGACCAGCGCCCCCAGCGCGCAGTACCACGAAGGCTATTTGTACCTGCCCCTGGCATTCACGGCCGTGACCGTGTTTACCGCCTCCGAAACCTGATTTCCCACCCCGCAAAAGGAGCCCACCATGACCGCCGACGCCCTCATCAAGAAAACCTACCGCCCCAGCCTGCAAGTCGGGCAGGTGTACGCCCGCCCGTATGGCAGCACCGCCGCGCTGACCGAAATCGGCAACGTGCTGGAGCTGCAAATCGAGCACAGCGAGAACGTGCAAAAGCAGGACGACATGACCAAGCTCGGCGGCGGCATCCACGCCGAAGTGCGGCGCGTCACCGAGGTCAACCTGTCGGCCAAGCTGGCCGACCTGAACATCATCAACCTGGCGCGCGCCACCCTGGGCACCGTGGCCGGCATCGAGGCCGGCGAGGTGGCCGACGAAGCGCACGACGCCGCCCTGGGCGGCCTGCTGCGGCTGGCGCACATCGCGCCCACGGACGTGAAGGTCAAGAAAGGCCCCGCCGCCGCCGGCGCCGCGCAGGTGGACATGGCCGGCAATTACGAGGTGCGTCCCGAAGGCATCTTCGTGCTACCCGCCGCCGTGGACATCGTGGACGGCGACAAGCTGTGGGTGGGCTACAGCCACGGCGAGCAGGCCGTCATCGAGGCCCTGACCACCAAGGCGCCGGAGCTGGAACTGGTATTCGGCGGCCTGAACGAGGCCGATGGCGGCAGCCCCTGCGTGGTGGACGTGTTCCGGGTCAGCCAGTCGGTGACCAAGCAACTGGCGCTCATCAGCGACAAATTCGGCGCGCTGGACGTATCGGGCAGCGTGCTCAAGGACACCCGCAAGAGCGGCGTCGGCATCAGCCAGTACTACCGGCAAACGGTGGCCGGCGCTTGAGGCGCGCGCGGGGCTACCTGCCCCGCAACGACCACAGCAGCAACACCGCGGGCGCCGCCAGCGCCGCCGCCAGCAGCAACGGACTGCCCCACCGCAGCCCGGCGCACAAGGCAAACACCGCCACCCAGAAGGTGAAGGCAAGCGGCGCGGACGGGCGGACTCTGGCGCATTTCATAGGTTTCAATCATGGCTGAAAACAAGGTCGATATCAAGGTCACCGTCGATGGCGCCCAGGCAAAGCAAGGCTTGGGCGAAGTCGAGTCCGAACTGGGCAGGGTTGGCGGCAAGCAGACCGAGGTGGCCCAGACGTCCGTGCAGGCCGGCGGACTGATCAACGAAACCAGCCACAAGATCAAGGGCGGCATCCAGTCCATCAGCGAGCGGCTCGACGCGGCGCGCACCCAGTTGCTAGCCTTCATGGGCGTGCAGCAAGGTCTGGCGGGCATCAAGCAGGTGCTGGACATGGCCGACGGCTACCGCGACCTGGAGGCGCGCATCCGGCTCGTGGTCGGCGAGGGCGCTGATCTGGCCAGCGCGATGGAGCGCGTGCGCCAGGTGGCGCTGGCCACCAACACCGGACTGGACGAAACCGGCCAACTGTTTACCCGCATCACGCGCCTGGGCAAAGACGCTGGCATGTCAACGCAAGAAGCGGTGCTGCAAGCGCAGGCGCTGACGCAAACCATCAGCCAGGCGGTGCAACTTGGCGGCGCGGGAATGGAGGAGTCGCGCGCGGCCATCAGCCAATTTGTGCTGGGACTGCAACAAGGCGATTTGAGCGGGCGCGGGTTAAACGCCACACTCAAGCAAGCCCCCGGCCTGGCGCGCGCGCTGGCCGACGGTTTGGGCGTCACCACCGCCGAACTGGTGAGGATGTCGGACGCCGGTCAACTCAGCAGCAGCGCCGTCATTGCCGCCCTGCAAAAGCAGGGCGACGCGGTGCAGGCTCAGTACGACAAGCTGCCGCAGACCGTGGGCCAGGCCATGACGAATCTGCGCACGGCCTTTACCGGCTACATCGCCGAGCAGGACAAGGCCAACGGCTACACGACCAAGACCACCGAGGTGATCGGCCTGCTGGCGCGCAACCTGGACAGCGTGGCCAACGCCCTGCTGCACGCCGGCCAGAGCTTTGGCGCCTGGAAGGCGCTGAACATGGCGCAAAGCTGGGTGGCCGCCAAGCTGGCCATCGAGCAGGAAACCACGGCCACCACGGTCAACACCACCGCCAAAGTGGCGAACGCCCGGGCCTCGGCGCAAGCGGCCGCCGCTACCGGCGCGCACGCCGCCGCCGCCAGCCAGAACGCCACGGCACAGGCCGCCGCCAGCGCCGCCAACGTGGCCGGCGCGGCCGCCGCCGGCAAATTCAGCGCCGTCATCGGCGGGCTGGGGGTCGCGGCGCGGGTGGCGGCCAAGGCGCTGGCGCCACTGGCGCTCATCGACTTCGCGCTCAACTTCAAGACCTACGGCCAATGGATCGGCGAGACGGCGGCCAAGCTGATGGGCTACAAAGACCGCAGCGCCGAACTGGCCGAGCAGGAAAAACTCAACGCCAAGATCGCCGAACAGGCGGCCGCCGATAGGCTCGCCTTGGCGCGGGCCACGCAAGAAGCCATCGACAAGCAATTCGAGCTGGGCAAGGCCGCCGGCCAAGCCCTGGCCCAATTCGACCAGCTCACCAAGGACGGCAGGAGCGCCGCCGAAGCGGTGGGCGAAATCACCAAGGGCTTCGACCTCGGCAAGCTGCAAGGCATCAACGACTTTGCCGCCACGCTGGACAAGCTGGCCGCCGACGGCAAGGTGAATGCGGGCGAATTCCGCGCCGCCTGGGCCGAGGCGCTGAACGGCAAGGACTTGTTGCAGTTCGAGACCACGGCCCGCGCCGCCTTCAGCGGCTCGGCGCGCGAGGCCGAGCGCCTGGCGCAACTGACCGACGCCACGCTGCGCGAGGCGGTGCGCCGCACCGGGCTGGAGTTCGAGCAGTTGCAGGGCAGCGCCGGCGCGGCGGCGCGCGGCGCCATCAACGACGTGGACGTGCTCATTCGCGGCCTGGACAGCCTCAAGGCCCAGGGCGTGGACACGGGCCGGGCGCTGGCGGCCAGCCTGAGCAACGCCATCCGCAACGCCGACACCGAGGCCGCCCTGGACGCCATACGCGGCCAGATAGAACAGGTGCGCGGCGCCCTGGGCGACCGGGTGGCCAATGGTTTCCTGGACGAAGCGGCGCAAAAGGCGCGCGAGCTGGGCGACGCGCTGGACAGCGCCACGCCCGGAATCAACAGCCTGCGCGAAGCCATGAAGGAGCTGGGCGTTACCACCGACGACACGCTCCAGCGGTCGGCCAAGAAAGCCCAGGATGCCTACGACGCCATCGCCAGCAGCGGCAAGGCCAGCCAACGCGAGCTGTCCGACGCCTTCAAGAGCGCCGCCGAGGCAGCGATCAAGGCGGCTGACGGCGTGGCGCCGCAGTGGGTGAAATTGGAGTCGGCAGCGCGTGGCTACCGGCTGGAAGTGGATGCGGCGGGCGACGCGCATTTGAGGATGGGCGACAAGGCGCTGACCGGCGCGGAGAAAGTAGAAGCGGCGTTCCGCCTGATGGGCGTGCAGACCCAGCAGGAAATGGCCGAGATGGCGGACAAGTACAAGGACGCCTACAACACCATGCTCTTTTCCGGCCAGGCCAGCGCCGACGGCCTGACTCAGGCTTTCAAGAACTACGCCGCCGCCGCCATCACCGCCAACGGTGGCGTGGCCGACGATTTTTTGCGCGCCGAGGCGGCGCAGCATGGGCTGGTCATTGCCTACGACAAGACCGGCAAGGCGGTGGTCAAGTCTTGCGACGAGATGGGCGAAGCCATGGAGCGCGCCATGCACCGGGGCAATGCGGCCATTGAGGAGCAAATGGGGTATCTGGATCGCCTTGAGAAGCGCAACGAAGAAGTCTCCAAAAATTCGCTCCTGAACCAGCGCGATCAGAACGGTTTTTCAACCGACGCCAACGGAAAAACCATTGGCGCCACCGGCTACAACTGGCTGAGCATCTACAACATGGTCAAGGGGCTGGGCGTCACCGATGAGCAGGCGCGCGGTATCGCCGACCAGGCTTACAACCCGGACGGCAGCTACAACAGCGGCCTTCAAAAGGCGCAGAAACGCAACAAATACGAGTCCATTGATGTGACGGAGGCCGCGCGCCGCGCCGCCGAGCAGATCATCCGCAAGACCGTTTCCACCGACACGGCGGATACCGGCGCAAGCAACAGCACATCGAGCAGCCCGGGCAAAACCGGCCCCGCCGGCGGCTCGGGCGCGTCCAGCGGCGCGGTCTCCACCTACGTCAGCAACATCACCCTGGCCGGCAAAACCACCGCCGTCAAGTTCGCCGACCGCTCCAGCCAGCAGGCCGCCGAGGAGCTGCTGCGCAGCCTGGCCAACGATCAGCGGAGGGCCGCGTGATCACGCTCACCCGCAACGGCGCCACGCTTGCCCTGAGCGAGCGCCTGGTCTGGACCGACGAACACGCCTGGAGCGCGCCGCAGATGGAGCTGGACCGGGGCACGCAGGGCGACCTGCTGGTGCACGTGCGCGCCCGCCAAGCGGGCCGCCCCATCACGCTGGATGGCGAGCAAAGCAACGCCTGGATGACGCTGGCCGAGGTCGAAGCCCTCGAGGACTGGGCCGCGCTGCCCGGCGCGCAATTCACCCTGCATCTGCGCGGCGCCGACCACACGGTGATGTTCGACCACACCCAGGGCCAGGCCATCACTGCCCGCCCGCTGTGGGACTTGGCCGATGGCGAGCAAACCCCCGACATGCCCATGCGGCCGACCTTCCGTTTCATCGAAATTTGACATGCCCATCCTTGCCCAAGACATCAAGCTCCGAGCGTCGCGCGTCATGGCCGACGTGCCCGAAGGCGGCGGCGGCCCCGCCGCGCAGGAAATCGGCTTTGGCGAATCCAACACCGTGTTCGACGACGTGGACTCCATCAGCCGCACGCTGGGCAACGTGTCGATCCGCCAACTGCACATGCACGTCGACACGCCCGACACCGACCGGCTGCTGGGCGCCTATGCCGTGGTCGCCAAGCTGCCCGCCGACCCCAACGTGTCGGTCACGCTGGCCGCGTGCGATCCGTTCGCGCGCCGCGGCCAGATCGCCACCGCGATTGCCAACTACCTGATTCGCGGCGTGCCGTGGAACGGCTTCCTGCTGGGCAACCATGTGCAGGGGCAAGGCTCCATCCAGCTCTTTCAGCGCCCCGGCACGCGCCTGCCGACCATCGGGCGCACGCTGGCGCTGGTGGTCAATGAAGACCTGCCGACCGAGTGGGTGGAGTGGGTGCGCGTGATCCGCGTCGATTCCGAGGAGCAGACCTGCTACAACCCCGCCGACAACACCGACTACAAGGCGCTGGTGGTGACGTGCGAAATCGCCTCGCCCCTGTCGCGCGCGCTGCCGGGTACCGACCCCAACCGGCAGTTCGCCATCGGCACGGGCAAAACCAAGGTGCGCGACACCACCACGGCGGACGCGGCCAACTACTACGGCGCGGCGGCTCTCACCCAACCGGCGGGCATCGGCGCGCTCACGCTCAAAACCGCCAGCGCCTACGGCCAGCTCGTGCCCAGCAGCGCCACCCCCGTGCCGTCGCTGGATCAGCGCCCGGCGGCCCAGCGCGTGCTCACCCTGGCCGACGCGCCGCGCCTGGTGCAGGTGCCCGCCACGCCGCACGCGCGCCGCATCAAGATTGGGCAGGAAAACCGCACCCTCAGCTACGTCGGCCAGATGCGCCCGCTGCCCGCGCCCGGCACCGTGGTCATCACCTGGGTGGGGCTGGGCAACCGCTACACCATCGAAGACGACGGCGCGGGCAACCTGAGCGGCCAGGGCGTGGGCCAGGTGGACTACCTCACCGGCAGTTGGTCGGTCACCCTGCCCAGCCTGCCGGACATTGGCAGTGCCGTGCTCACGCAGTGGGGCGAGCGCGTGGCCTACACCGACCGGGCGGCGCAGGGCGCCAGGGTCGATTTGCCGCTCATCCCCATGACCCTGGCCAACGGCGGCTACCGGGCCGGCACGCTGGCGCTCAGTTGGACTTCGGGCGGCATCGTCAAGCGGGCCACCGCCGATACCGGCGGCGTCATCAGCGGCGACGCCAGCGGCGCCATCGACCGCGCCAGCGGCACGGTGTACTTGCAGCCGGCCAGCATGATCGACGCCGGCGGGCAAATTCTCGTCGAGTACGACACGCTGGAAACCGTGATCGACATCATCAACGCAGTCACGCCGGATGCGGGCGGCTTTGCCACCATCACGCTGAGCCAGCAGCCCGCCGAAGGCACGCTCTCGGTGCGGTGGATGACGGCGCAGACCGTCACTGTCAGCAGCGGCGGCAGCGTGGGCTTCAGGTCGGCCCAAACCGACCTCGCAAAACAGACGCTGACAACCCTCAAAGGCCAGCCCGGCGGCCCCCTCATCAATTACACCCCGAACACTGGGGAGCTCAGTGGCGTGGCCAGCGTCGGCATCGAGCAGCAGATGGTCGGCGAGCAGCGACTGATCACGACCTACGTCGTCACCGACGATGGCGCGGGCGCCCTGGGCTTTGACCAGGTCAGCGGCACGGTGAACTACGCCACCAGGCAAGTCAACCTGCGCTTGGTCTCCCAGGGCCGCCAGAGCGTCAGCTACAAGAGCGATTACGAAAGCGCCTATTTGTTTACCATGGCCACCAGCGGCGGCGGTAACTCCTCCAACGGCGCCGGCGACACGCAAAAAGGCGGCGAGTGGGGCAGCACCGACGTAACGCAAGAGGTGATGGACAGCCCCGAAGTATTTGCGAGCTACACCGTGGGCGCGCCCCAGCCCGTGCGCCGCAGCGAAACCATCACGCCGGAGGCGGTGCGGATCAGCCTCACGTCCTACACCACCGACCGCATCGTGCCAGGCTCGGTGCGCTTCACCTGGATGGGCGCGGTGTACGAAGACCTGGACGGCGTGCTGTACCGTCTTGACGGAGCGAGCCGGTACAGCAGCGGCAGCGTGGACTATCTGGCGGGCATCGCCACGCTCACCGACTACCTCGTCGGCCCCAACCCCCAAACCATCACGCTGCAAAGCCTGTGGACCAGCAGGGGCGACTGGCGCACCGCCAGCCTGTTCATGATGACCGCGGCCGCGCCCGTGGTGCCCACCCAGTTCACCCTGCTGTTGCTGGACGCGGCGGGCAACGCGCTCACGGCCACGGGCGATCTGAACGGCAACCTGATCGGCGATCATGTGACCGGCGTGATCGACTACCAGAGCGGCCTGGTCGAAATACAGTTCGGCGACTTCGTGCCCGACGCCAGCCTCACCGACGCGCAAAAAGCCGAGTGGTGGTACGACCCGGCGGACGTTGGCGCGGTGGAAGCCGGCAAAATCTGGCGCCCCTGGCCAGTAGACCCGGCCAGCCTGCGCTACAACATCGTCAGCAACCTGTACCTGCCGGTCGATCCGGACATTCTGGGCCTGAACCCGACGCGGCTGCCGCAAGACGGCAAGGTGCCGATTTACAAGAAAGGCCGCATCCTCATCATCGGCCACAACGGCCAGCTCGCTCCCGCCACCTACGGCAGCGGGCAGTCCATCGACTGCGGCCGCACGCGGCTATCGCACGTGTGGCTGATCGGCGCCGATGGCAAGCTCATCACCGGCGGCTACAGCGCCGGCGAGACCGAGTTGGACGCCGGCTTGATCCACGTCACCGACCCCAGCGGCTGGGCCCAGCCCGTCACCGTGGAGCACCGCATCCAGGACATGGCCCTGTGCACCGACGTGCAGATCGACGGCACGCTGGGCATCAACATTCCGCTCACGCACAACTATCCGGCGGGCAGCGTGGTCAGCAGCGCCGTGCTGTTTGGCAACACCTGGGCGCGCGTGGCCGGCATGTTCGACCAGGGCACCTGGGACGGTGTGACTTGGGACGATGTGGTCCACGGCAATGCCGCCGTGGGCAAATACAACGACACCGCGTACCCCATCCTCGTCAGCAACGACGGCGCCTTGAGCGACCGCTACGCGCTGCGCCTGCGCAGCAACCTTGCCGAGTTCGACTTTATTTCCGAGGGCATGGGAACCCTGGGCGCAGGCAGCCTGAACGCCGATTTCGCGCCCGCCAACCCCATCAAGCCCGGCGTGCCGCTGTTGCGCCTGTCGGCGGCGGGCTGGGGCGGCTCCTGGGTGGCTGGCAACACCGTGTTCATCAAGGTGCAAGCGGCCATGCAGTCCATGGCCGTGATCCGCACCGTGCAGCCCGGCGCGCCGGCGGGCATCGACTACTCGTTCGACCTGCTCACCGGCGGCGACGTCGACCGCCCGGCGTTGGGCGATCCAGGTTGAGCGTTGAGCGTGAATACCAGACGCCCAACGCTCAACGCCCAACGCCCAACGCTCAACGCTCAACGCTCAACGCTCAACGCCAAATGATCTACCCCGTCAAATACCTCCACAGCGCCATGCGTGGCGCGCCCGTGCTGTCTGGCACTGCGGGCAGCCTGCTGGCCGTGCTCGATGCCTGCCTGGGCACCGGCTTTGGCCTGACCACGCTGCCGTCGCTCACCGTCAGTGGCGGCGTGGCCACGGCCACGGTGGACGCCGGCAACAGCTTCGACGAAGGCGCCATCGTCCTCATCGACGGCGCCACGCCCGGCGCGCTCAACGGCGAGGCCCGCGTGCTCACCACCACCAGCACCGGCTTCACCTTTGCCACCAGCGCCCCGGACGGCCCGGCCACGGGCACGATCACCGCCAAATACGCCCCCATCCACAGTTGGGCCAAGATTTACGCCGACACCAACGTGGCCGTCTGGCAAAGCCAGGACCCGCAGGCCAACGGGCACCTGCTGCGCGTCGATGACAGCGGCACCACCGCCGCGCGCGTGCGCGGCTACGAGTCGATGACGGACGCCAATACGGGCACTGGGCCGTTTCCGACGGATGCGCAAATATCCGGTGGCGGCTACTGGGGCAAGAGCATGTCCGCCGGCAGCACGGCGGTCAAATGGCGGCTGTTTGGCGACGGCCGGTTCATCCTGCCGCTGACGTGCCCCGGAATGAGCCAAAACGCCACCTACGACAACTCTCACGCCAGGGGGTTCGGAGACCTCGTTGGCTTGGCGCCGGGCGGTGATCAGTGGGCAACGGTATTGTCGGCTTTTGCTGGCGCACTTCCGTCCAATCCGCAATATGGGGCGCTGTCCCAAGGCGGCGTGAGCAATTTCGGCAGTGGTTACGGATTCGCTGTGGCGCCACGTCTTTTCAACGGGGCCGGTGGTTCCGCAGCGATTACTCCGCGCCCGTACTGCGGTTCTTCCACAGGCAAGTCGGGGTCGGACGGGATGATGGGCGCTTTCCCCGGCGGCATCGATGGCCGGTTGCGCCTATCGCCGATATATCTGATGGAGTCTGACAACGGCCTACCGCGTGCGGATGTTCCAGGTGTCTTTTATTGCCCTCAGAGCGGCATCGTCAATTACATCAAACCCGGCGGCATGATCGAAGGGAGCGGCGCTTACGCTGGCCGCAGATTCGTCGCGCTGGGCGTTGTGTACAACGGTTTTGGCTACGCCGCAGACGGTATCTATTTTGTGGACGCCACCGGGCCTTGGAGGTAAGCCGTGGCCCTGCTCAACTACCCGGTGACCGTACTGCCCAAGCCCGTGCTTGGGCTGCGAAATTGGCGCTTCGCCGCCGACACCACCGGCGCCATCACCGCCAACAACCGCGTCCTGGCCAAGACCTCGTCCGCCGCGCCAGAGGCGCCCGTGGCCGGCGCCCGCGTGCGCCTGCACCGGCTGGCCGATGGCTATTGCGCCTGGCAGGGTATTTCAGACGCCAACGGCTACTACTGGCCCACGGGGCTGGAAGTCGGCGCGGCGTACTACCCCGTCGCCATCGACCTGGCCCGCAATTACGAGTGCGTGGCCGCCGGGCCGGTGGTGGCGGTGAGGGCCGGGTCATGACGGCAACGCTGACCGTCACCACGGCGCACCGCGCCGCCCGCAACCAGGCCAGCATCGACCTGGCCGACGCCGGTGCCGAAGCCGCCTGCATTCGCCTGTACAGCGCCGCCGGCGGCGCGCTGCTGGCCGTGCGCCGGCTGGCCGCGCCCTGCGGCACGCTGACCGCCGAGGGCCGTATCGCGTTGCAATCCGCCGCCGCCAACGACCTGGTGCTGGCCACCGGCGCGGCGACCTGGGCCGAATGGTGCAGTGGCGACGGCGCGGCCATTGCAGCCGGCGCGGTGACCGACGCGGCGGGCGACGGCCCGTTCAAACTGGCGGGCGCCAGCGGCGCCATGATCTACGAGGGTGGCCTGGTGCTGCTCGCCTCGCCCGCGCTGCTGGGGTAGCAATGTGGCCGACAGTTTTGATGGCAAGCTGGTTTTGCGCGACCCGCGCAACGACTCGGCCCGGCTTGTCTTTGGCGATGCGGATGCGGGCACGGCAGACGACGCCGCGGCGCCGGGCGCGCTGGTGTTTCGGCAGCCGCGCGGCAACTCCGGCAAGCTGGTCTTCGGCGGCGCTGGCGGCGGCGCGGTGGCGGCGCCCGGTGCCACGGTCAGCCTCGACGCCGATCTGCCAGGGCTGGACGGCGCGCTCACGCTGCGTGCGGGCGCTCTGGCCGGCGTGGATGCCAATCTGCCGGGCCTCGACGCCGACGTGCCCCTGGTCTGGGACGCACAGGCCGCCCGCGCACTGCTGTCCTGGCACGCGCCCCGCTTGCAGGATGCGGCCCCCGTTGCCGCCGCTGTGCGCGCCCGCTGGCAGCGCAGCCAGCTCATGCCCGCAGCGCACCGTTCGCGCTGGCAGCAGGCCCAAGGCGCGAGCGCCGTGGCCCGCCCGCACTGGCAGCAAAGCGCCGCGCTCGGCCGCTACGCCAGCGCCGTGCCCGGGCGCGGCCAGAGCGTGCAGCAGGGCGCGCGCGCCGCGTTTGAGCAGTCGCTGGCCCTGCGCGCCGTGGCGCGTACGGCGGCCGAGCGCGGGGTGCCGGCGCTGTACGGCGCGCGCGCCGCTTACCAAGAGGCCCTCCAATTGCGCGCTGGCGCGCGCTCCAGCTTTGAGCCCGGCCAGAGCCTGCTGGCTGCGGCCCGCGCCACGCTGCGCGCCGGGCGGCCGCTGTACAGCCTGCGCCTGCCGCGCTGGCAGGAAGCAACGTACCCCTCGGCAGGCCGCAGCCAGCGCCCCAAACCGCCCGAGCCGCCAGTCCACCCCCCGCTCTACGACCCGCAGCGCCTGGGCCTGCTGGTTTTCGAGCAGGCGCGCACCGGCGGCGGCAAGTTGCTGTTCATCTGCCGCGACCACACCGAACCGCCGCCGGCCACCGTGGCGGTTCTGCGCCGCCGGAGCTACATCGTGCTGAACTCCATCGAAGTGCGCCTGGCCGCCACAGGCCAACCGCTGCCCGCGCTGGACAGCGGCTTCAGCATGCGGCTGGACCACCAATCGTGGACCTGGGGCTTCAGCGTCAGCCTGCACGCCGCCGCGCTGCCCCTGCTCACGCCCGGAGACGATGGCCTGCCCGTCGAACTGCGGGTCAACGTCAACGGCCAGCCTTTTGCCATGCTCGCACAGTCGATGCGCCGTTCGGTCAAATTCCCGCGCGCGGTGATCGAAGTCACCGGCGCCGGCAAAGCCGCGCTGCTCGACGCCCCCTACGCCGCCGCGCAGACCTTCAGCCAGCCGGGCGATCGCACCGCGCAGCAGTTGATGCAAGACGTGCTGGGCGTCAACGGGGTGAGCATGGGCTGGTCACTCGACTGGCAGCTCGCCGACTGGCCCATCCCCGCCAACACCTGGTCGCACCAAGGCACCTGGATCACGGCCCTCAACGACATTGCCGCCAGCGTGGGCGGCTACGTTCAGCCCCACGACACCGGCGACGTGCTGCGCATCCTGCCCCGCTACCCCGTGCGCTCCTGGAAATTGGCCGACGCCGCGCCCGATCTGGAACTGCCCCCCGGCATCGCCAGCGTGGAAGAAGTGAGCTGGCTCACCAAGCCCGATTACGACGCCATCTACCTGCACGGCCAACCCGGCACCAGCCTGTTCTACCGCAAGCGCGCCGTCGCCCCCGGCAACCAGCCCGCGCCCATGGCCGTCCACCCGCTGCTGATCCACCCCGACGCTGCGGCCCAGCGCGCCATCGCCGAACTGTCCGACACGGGCCGCCAAATCGAGCAGCAACTCACGCTCATGGTGCTTCCCGAGACGGGCGTCATTCACCCCGGCACGCTGCTGCGCTACACCGACGACGGTGCCGCCCGGCGCACCGGCATCGTCCGCGCGGTGCAAGTGCGCCAGGCCGGCGCCCGCATCGAACAGGCCATCACGGTGCAAGCCCATGAGCAATAACCTGTTTGTCCAGTGGAAGAAGCTGTTCCAGGGCGGCCCCCTGCAAGTCGGCCGGGTAGTAGCCTGCGAAGGCGGCACGGCCACCATCGAGTTGCCCGGCGGCGGCGTGCTGCGCGCCTTGGGCGAAGCCAGCGTGGGCCGGCAGGTCTACGTGCAAGACGGCGTCATCCAAGGCCCAGCGCCCGATCTGCCCCTCGACATTGGAGAGGTGTAAAAACGCCAGGCCGCCTCGCCTGACCGGGTATTGAAGCCCCCAGCCGAGCCCCCATCCTGCAAGCCATGCAACACGACGACATCCGCTGCGGAGCTTGCTCGCGCAAGCTGGGCAGTGGACAATTCACCCTCCTGCAAATCAAGTGCCCGCGCTGCGGCACGATCAACCACATGAGGGCCGCGCGCCCCGCACCAGAGCGCCATCGAGCGTCACCCAGCATGACGACCGATGAACCAACCCAAAAAACCGCCAACCGCGCCGGGCCGCAACGGCTATAAGTACCGCCCCCAGTACGGCCTGATCGTGCCTTGCAAGGACGAAGCCGAGCAGCAGCGCCGCTACGCGCGCCTGCACAAGCTGGGCATGACGCCCAAGGTGGTGTGCGTATGAAGATCGACGTCCGCCACCGCTGCGACGACTTCGCCAGCTACCGCGCCGCGCGCGTCCGGTCCCTCTTCAACGTTGAGAGCGGGGCCAACTTCACCCTGGCCGCCGATTTGCCCATTGACGACGCCGGCTGGCAAATCGGCGTCATCGTCGGCCCCAGCGGCAGCGGCAAGACCAGCCTGGGCCGCTCCCTGTGGGGCGAGGGAGCGCTCTACGCCCCGGCGTGGCCGCAGGACGCGCCCATCATCGACGCCATTGCCCCCGAAGGCCGCTTTGACGACGTCGCGGCGGCCCTTTCCAGCGTGGGCCTGGGCAGTGTGCCTGCATGGCTGCGGCCCTGCGCCGTGCTTTCCAACGGCGAGCGTTTCCGCGCCAACCTGGCCCGCCTGATCGCCGAGGCGCCCGCGCGGGCCGTGCTGGACGAATTCAGCAGCGTGGTCGACCGCCAGATCGCCCGCGTCGGCGCCGGCGCGTTTGCCAAGGCGTGGCGGCGCACCAGCGGGCAGGTGGTGCTGCTCAGTTGCCACTACGACATCCTGGACTGGCTGGCGCCGGATTGGGTGTTCGACACCGCCACGGGGCAATTCGACCGGGGGCGTCTTCGATGTCGACCACGCCTTGCCATGCACATCCACCAAACGGACTGGCGTTACTGGCCCCTGTTTGAGCCGCATCATTATTTGAAGCTGCCGCGCATGATCGCCGCCACCTGCTACGTGGCGACCATCGACGGCGAGCCGGTGGCGCACCTGGCCGTCAGCACCCGGCCCGGCTTGGCCGAAGCGCGCGCCTGCCGCCTGGTGGTGATGCCGGAGTGGCAAGGCGCCGGCGTGGGGATGCGCTTTCTCAATGCCGTGTGCGACGCATGGCGGCGTGGCCAGAACCGCCACGGAAAGCCCATGCCAACGCTGTTTCACACCTCGCACCCTGGATTGGCCGCCGCTCTGCGACGCGACCCAAAGTGGACGCAGGTCTCGGCCGCGCTGCATGGTGACAACAAGGCGCGCGGCGCGCGATCGCTCCAGCAATCAGCGCAGCGTGGCAGGCAATGCGTTGTAGGCACCGGCTACGGCGGCCACTTCCGCGCCGTGCAGGGCTTTCGGTATCTTGGCGAGGAAGCGGTATGCGGATCGTGATCGTTGGCCAGCAATGGCTGGGCGCGCAGGCGCTGCAACTGTGCCTGCGGCGCGGCGATGATGTACTCAAGGTGCTTGCCCCCGGCGCCAACGACAGCGAGGAATACGACCGGCTCTACGCGGCGGCAATGCAGAAAGGCGTGCCGGTCGAAGTCTGTCCCAGGCGCGTAGAGGCGGGGCACATTCCGCCCGGCACCGACCTGATTCTGGCGGCCCACGCTCATGCGTTCATCAGCGCCGGCGCCCGGCAAGCCGCCCGCTATGGCGCCCTCGGCTACCACCCGTCGCTGCTGCCACGGCACCGCGGCCGCGACGCCGTGCGTTGGGCGCTTCACATGGGCGACCCGATGACCGGAGGCACCGCGTACTGGATGGACGATGGCGCCGACACCGGCCCCATTGCCGCGCAAGACTGGTGCTGGGTGCGCCCCGACGACACGCCGCAAACGCTCTGGAGGAGGAAATTGGCGCCGATGGGCTTGCGCCTGCTATCCGCTGTCCTGGCCGATCTGGACGCCGGTCGCGTACCATCGTGCCCTCAGGATGAATCCGCCGCCACTTGGGAGCCGGCGTTCGGATCAAGGCTACTATCCGGGCAACGACTTGCCGACAGTGCAATTCCTTTGCAATCCGTGCAATGATTCATGCACCCAAATATTGCGCTTCCGATGCGTCAAATATCGCGGCGCGCTTCAGGGTGGACGGTGTTTAGGTGACGCCGCTGGCCCTCTCCCCGGCCCTCTCCCGCAAGCGGGAGAGGGGGAAAGAAAAAAGAAACAGCCGTCCCGGATCAGCCGCCGCCCTGCCGCCAGCGCGTGTAGCCCGCCGCTCGCAGCTCGCAAGCCGGGCAGACGCCGCAGCCGTGGCCCCAGTCGTGGCGGTGCCGACGGTCGCCCTGGTAGCAGGTGTGGGTGTCTTCCCGGATGGTCTGGATCAGTTTTTCTCCGCCCAGGTCAAAGGCCAGTTGCCAGGTCTGGGCCTTGTCGATCCACATCAGGGGCGTTTCGATGACGAGCGAGCGCGCCAGGCCCAGGCTCAGCGCGGCTTGCATGGCTTGCATGGTGTCGTTGCGGCAGTCGGGGTAGCCGGAGTAGTCGGTTTCGCACATGCCGCCGACCAATGCGGTGCCGTCCCGGCGGTAGGCGAGGGCGGCGGCCAGGGTGAGGAACAGCAGGTTGCGGCCCGGCACGAAGGTGTTGGGCAGGCCGTCGGCCTGGAGCGCGATTTCCATGTCACGGGTCAGC